TCTGACTTGATAGCTGATCCAGCATAAAATGTTGCTGTTAAATCGTCTACACCGGTTTCTCTAAATATTTTGATTTTGGCTCCGTTAGAAGGAGCAGTATTAAATTGTAATGTGGTCGCATTAGGCAATGTAAATGCCGTAGTTTCCACTGCATCCAGACTTGCTTTAATGTCTGTTGCCTTAAGATATGGAAATGTGAAGGAGTACTGAGTTGTACTCCCATTACCTGTATATTCGTTCTGTATAACAGCACTCATATTAGTTACCGTAATTGATTAATTTGCGGGTGCTTTGATCTTGTTTTTGTATATTAGCTGCTTCGTCCACATTACCTACTTTCATCTCTTCTTTTGCAAGTTGAGCATTTATAATAGATTGCTCTATATAAGGATTTTCACTTAGATAACGAGATTCAGCAATTTTTTGAGCTTCACGTATTGCCATGTTTAGCTCTTGGTGAATTGGTAGTAAAGTAGTTTTTAGTTTGATGCGTTCTTCATCTAACATTATATTACTACGTCGTAATTCTCTTAGAGCTTCAATTTCTTTTGCATACCGTTTACTTTTCATTAAACGATTTACTGTTTTAAATAGTTTCTGCCCACCTATATATTTATTTATTATTTCTCTGTCTTCTGGTTTCCACTCGTATGAACCTGTACTATCCATTTTTAACATGCTTAGACCATCATAACCTATGTCACGTAAAAACATTCTCCAAGGCTCATCTGTACCACTTATCTGTATAGGGCTTATAGCATTTAAAGCACGTAAATAAGGATTGTTAATATCATTGAGAGCTTCACCTGTCCAGATATCTATTTGATCTGGTAATGTATCTTTAAACCCGGGTAGTCTGTTCTTGATAAAAGATGTAATCTCACCGTTTAAATCCTTCTGTGCAGAATCTATAGCTTTAGATACAACACCGAGACCTCCACTTGCTGGTATCCATGATGATGCACTCTGAGATACAAGTCTGTTAAATGCACGTATGTTACCATTAAGTGCGTCAAATATAGGTTCTACGCCTGCTAAAGGTGAATCATTTAGAAATGTAGCACCAATAGTCCACGCAAGTTTAGACTGCCAGTTTTCTAATACATGCTCATCTATATCACTTGCATAGTAAGCCATATCGCCTACAATACTAAGCATATGTTCTAAACCTATAATACCTTTATAGCTTACCCATGTATCTCCAATCTTGATAGTCTTTGGTGTATAACCCATTTCGTCTCTTTCTTTGTTTCTACGTGAAGCATTATAGTGACCATTGCCACGTATATTGCCACCCATAGCATATTGAAATAGAGATCCTACAAGTAATCCACTAAATGCTAATCTACCAATATATTCTGCACGTAAGTTTTCAAAGATCACTTGTGCATTAGGTTCTTTAGCTACATCTATTCCGTGTTCTAAAAGAGCTTCAGCTATATCGTCAGCTGTCTTAGCATAAATAGTTTTACTATACTTACTAATACCGGGTATAAGTGTGATTGGTGTCCAAGATGCTCCAGCTCTCATATAGTTAGAAGCTGTACGTGGAAACGCCATAACTTCTTTTAATATAGGATATGCTGTAGTAGCTTGAGTTAAATAACTTGCTACACCATCATCTAGGTTTAGCTGTATTTCACCAGCCATAGCTCGCAGTGTTTTATCTTTAACAAGACCGTCAGCATCAAAGAAGTTGCTATAATGTTTTCTTTCTGCTACTGCAATCTTAGCCATGTCAGCAAAACCATATTCACTAAACACATCTTCGTACGCTTTTGCACGTGATAAATAATGTGCTAAGTGTGTAGTTGTATATACGTCAGGAAATACCATACCGGTCATACCATAACGTAATGCTTTCATACCAGCTATCTGTTTAAGTGCAGATGCTGTTTTATACTGATAAGCTCTACCCCAGTTACCATCAATTTCATATAACTTAGCAACATCATCCATAATGTTCCAAGCTTTATCAGTCTTAAATACAAAGTCTTTACGATATGCACTAAGCATAGCTGTAGGATCTTTGTGTGCCTTCTTCATCATCTGAAATGCGTCAGACAATGCTCGTTTATTTGTCTCAAATACAGCACTATTATAATAAACAGTACGCATAATACCGTCTACATCACCACGTATACCGTGACCTAGCAATGCTGTAATAGGTCTAAATATTAACTGAGCACCATTACCTAATCCAGCTCTAAATGCAGATACACCAGACAACATATTATTATATCTTACACCCCATGCTCCCTTAGCAAACAAGTTCATGTTTTTAGGGTCAGGACTTTTAAGTAATCCAAGTGGTGTAATTTGATCTGCTGCCCATTTGTATAGCTTTGCAAGACTGTCTACGTCTCCATTAGTATGTGCAAACGCATCAATTAGTGGACGTACAGCTTCTGGTTTATTTTTACGTAGCTCTTTAAGTTGCTTAGTAAAAGCTCTATTTTTAGCATGTATAGAGTTTTCTGCTGCTGTAAATTCTGATGTTAAAGTTTCTATAACTTCATCTATATTTCGAGGAGGTGCTTGGTCAAACCAGTTTTTGTTACGTAAACTCCAACCAGATATGTATTTATTTAAAGCATACTCATCCATTAAAAACTCAAGCTTATCAATAACTATATCCATAGCACGATTCTCATCTATGTATGGAGCCATGTCTGTTACAGCTTGTGAGATAGTAGCAGCTTCTCTACCTAAAGTATCCATAACTCTACCAGATGATTCTGCAATCTTACGACCTAAGAACCTATCAGTCAAGTCACGCATCGCAAATGCTGCTGCTCTTGCCTGTTCTTCGTTAATTACTTCAACTTTAAACTTACCTAAAAGTAGATTTTTTACATCTCTGTTTTCTTGAAATAACTCTCTTAAATCATCTACATTATCTATAGCCATAATACTGGTATAGATATCCCATGCAGCTGCATTCATTTCTTTAGCACTAAATCTAAAGCCATCTACAATAGCGTTAAACCTTCCAATGTCTCTAGCCTCCTCAGCGACACCCATAACAGCGTCACGTGAGCGTGGACCTACCATAAGACCTTTACGTCTCATAGAGTCTGTAATCAACGGTGCAGGGTCTCCTGATGATGTACCATTCTTAATTGCAGTAGTGTCCGCCATGTTACGTGCAACATTACCGGGAGGTACACTTTGTCGAGCTTTAGCAGCATCATCAAGTACATCAGAGTTTAAGTCAGGATCTAATCTGTTTATATTTAGATCTAATTCTAACTGTTCTGGACTGTTTAACTTACGATCTATCGCTGCTTCTCCTTCTATTTCTTGTATAGCATCAGCTCTACGTGCTACATCATCCATAGAATCAATGATACCTAGCTGATTTTCTAAGTTTAGTTTTTCGTTTATAAGTATGTTTTCATTCTGTCTACTTAAATTCTGACGACCCATAGATAGAAGTTCGTCTATTTCTTGTATACGTATAAGCTTATCATTATCTGCACCTAGTTTCATACTAAGTTGTTTATACTCTAATGCACTATCATCTATAGGTTCCATCCACTCCATTGTAGATTTACCACCTTTCATATCGATAAATGCACCTAGTACACTACCAAAAATACTTAATGGTGCACTTTCAAGCATATTCTTTGTTTTACGTACACCGGGGCTGTCACTATCTGTAGTTCTAAACATGTTAGGTAGTGGTATTCTACCTTTAGGTCCGAAAGTTTCTGGGAACATTTCACTTACTGTTGTAGTAATAGTGTCATCTTCTCCTATATCACTTAGACCTAAAATTGTAGCATCACCTAGACCTTGAGCTGTCATAGTAGCAGCTAGTTTCTTAAACCAAGGTTTGCTAAATAATACACCACCAGCCATTTTTGTATTAATCTGACCTTGTATAGCACTTCCACCTAAAATAGAAGGTAATACAATAGAAGATACACGTCTAACAGCCTGATGTGTAGGGTTATCTAGCATTGTAGCTTTATCATACTTCTCGTCTATCTTGTTAAATCCGGGTATAACTGTACCAGCCGCATCCATTACAAAGTCAGCTAGACCCATACCGGGAGCTGACATGCCTTGGAATATATTATCTAATCTGTTTAATGGATTATTAACAGCTAGATTACTTTTACGTTGATTTTGTCTTACCTCATCAGTAGACATACCGAAGTATTTTTGATTAAAGTCTTCTCTTAATTTTTCTCTTTGTTGTCCTTGTATATTCCACCATGTATCATACTCATCTTTCATAGTATTATGGTTTTCTTCTATAGATAGATCTACAGAACTATGACCAAACTTATATCCAAAAGGAGCAGGGTATACATTTTGTGGCTTCTTTATTTTTTCTTCCTCGTCAACCATCTTGAGCGAGTCGCCGAGTGAATAGGTTTCGTCTTCGTTCATAACTGTAATCTATCCTGTAAACTAGGATTAAGTAAAAATTCCCATGCTGGAGTTTCAAACTGATTCTCTATATATTTAACACATACACCTATCGCTTTCTGATCGTTAGATAATGTACCTGAGTATGCTCCAAGCATGTGATTACACCACTCTTCACCTCCCCATTGTCTAACTAACTTTTTATTTTCAGCTGTAGTTTGTACTGTATTTTTTATAGTATTAATAAAATCAGTTTTAGTTACGCCACCTAATACATTTTCTTTCATTAAATGTTTAAGTAAACGATTTGTAGTAGTTCCAGTTTTTATTAAACTGTATATATCTCTATCAGATACTGTAGGAGTATTAGATTCTACATCATCAAAAACTACTGATGTAAGTTTAGTTAACCTATCTGAATTTTTAGAATCTCCTAAAGTTAAATCTATTTCAAACGCACTAAGATTGCCAAAGTTTTCACCAGCATTTTTAACAAAAATAATCTGATTAGTTGCTCCACTTTTACCTTGTTTTTGTAGAAACTCACCAGACCCACGAAGTCCATTCTCATCAAACGGAGTTGGTATGCCATTTACAATACCTAATTTAACTTCTAAAGCAGCTTTTGCTTGGTCAAATCTGTCTGATACTGAGCCTGATTGGTTATTTCTAAACTCTTCTAGTAAAAATCCTAGTGCTTGTTCTGGCACACCTTGAACTGTTGGATGTTCAGTTTTATCAGTTGCACCTTTAGATGTAACAAGATCTATTTGAGCTTGAGTAAGATTCTTTAAATAATTATCTAATGAATTTTTACCTTTAGTTACTGTTAAACCTTTAACTTCAGCTAACTCTTTTAAATCTTTGATTATAAATCCTATTTCTTGTTCTTCATCAGGTAAGCCAGCCCATGCAGAGTATACTTCTGATAAGTTACCAGCTTTATAGTTTTGTACAATAGTGCTTGTAAGTGTGCCTTCATCAATGTACTTACTCTTAAAACCTAGACTACCAGCAAATACTTGTCTTGCTGCTGGATTACCATTACTTGCTTTCCAGTCAGCCCAAAACTCATCAGGATTTTCTTTATAATATCCATCATCTAGTTTTTGTTGATATGTCAAAGCTTTACTATTATGTGTAGCTTTAGTTAAAGTTTCTTGAGTACGTCTTCTTTCTCTATACTGTTCAGCAAACTCTTCCTCCATCTCAGCTCTAAGATTAGGAAATTTACCAAGTATACGATTACGTGGTGTATCTTTATCAGCTCCGGGTATAAGATATCCGTCAGGGTTACTTACAGTAACTCCAAAAATTTCTTCCATATACTGAGTTAGATCATCATAATCTTTAATCTGCTCTTTTGCCCATCCTACAATATTAGCTCGTGTGTTAGGTGTTACTTGTTGCTTGTATTGACCTTCTCTTGAGAGTACAGGTAAAGCATTTAAACTTGCAACAGTATCAATCCAGATAGCATTTTTTCTTTTTTCCATTGTTTTCTTAACATTCTCATACTGAGTCATTGTAGAAAAATCAGAAGAAGTAAATGCTTCACCGCTTAATGCTTTAATTCTGTCAACACTTTGAGCTATAACATTTTTATGTTTTTCATATTCGTGACCTAAAGTAAACTGGTTTTCTTTAACAGCACCTTTGGCTTTAAATAATCTTTGTACTTTAAATCCTATTTCTGAATTAGGATCTATATTATATTGTCTTAAAAATTCTAAGGCACGAAATTGATAGTGTGATAATACAGTATTTTTATTAAGCTCTATTTTATTATTTTGTAAAAATGTTAAAAAATCAGTTTCAATACCATCAAAATTCTTTTTAAGATCTTGAAATACTATATCTTTTAATACTGGATTCTTTAACTCATTAACATCGGTTAAATAATTAAATAACTGTTTATCGTTTGCATTACCAGTTCGTACATAATCTTGGTAAGCTTTAGCTCGTTGTTGTGAAAAACTTAGTAAATCTGCTTTATCGAGAACTTTACCATAAACTTCCATCATGCTTCCTACTTCGCCTGACGCATCCATGCGGTTAAACTCAGCGATAGCATTGGTAGTATTAAAATAAGTCTCAGCACTATTTGCTAGTTTAGAGAAACTTTTAGATAGTGTAGGTGCTAAAGTACTCCACACTTGAGACTGCTTTCTGTATTCATCAGCTTGTCGTCTTAAAGATTCTTGTTGTGTTTTGTTATTACGTTCGAGTGCTTCTGCTCGTAATTTTCTTGGTGCTTCTACTTCTAATTTATAGAGTGTTTCTCGTGCTTTAGCTTCTTTGCTAGCTTTGCTGGTAAGATCAGTCACAAGAGTCTTGCCTTGTAACTGTTCTTCAGCTTTTCTTTTTTCTAAAGCTCTAGTAATATTGTCAGACTGAATTTGCATAGCTCGTAAGCCATCAGATACCTGACGATTTTTGAAGTTACCACCAGAAGCGTACTTCTTGTAGTATTTACTTAGTGACATTAAAATAATTTAAAGGTATTGGATTCAAACATATCCCCAATGTTAGAAGCTATACTACCGACAGTTTGACCCCATATTTGGGCTGATGCAGCAGCACCCGAAGCCTTAGCTCCTCTAATAGGTTCTGGTCCAAAGTCAAATTCTTCGTATAGTCTTGGGTATATGTAGTTAGCTGTTGGTGTGGCTAGTGGTGTAATTGGCATAGGTAGTGTACCCGGATCTAACATCTTAGCTGCAAACGCATTTAAGTCTGCTACGGTCTTTTGTTCACCTATTGCTCGTAAAGTGCTTCGTGAAGCTGCTGTGGCATTATCTAGTGACATATCTAATAAAGAAAGTTTAGTTGATGCCTTTAATGCTTTAACACTTTTAAGTTTTTCAGCAGATCGACCAGTAATTCCTCGTGCTCGAATTGCTCCTTCTGCTTCTAAAGCTTCTAACATTACATCATTTTGTTGATATCTATTTTCAGTATCTATTTCTTGCATTTTTCGCCGTTCATCCATGCGAGCAAATCGCTCTTCTTTGGCATTGATAGTTAATTGATTTGAATATACGTCCTCAGACTTAAGATACATTCTATCATTTAAATTTTGTTGCCTATCTCGTATTGCTAAATTATAATTATATGTCTTTACTTTCATTGCATCTTTATACTTTGCAATCATTCCTTCTTGACGAGCTGCTTCTTCAATTTGCTTTATTGCAAACTCACGGTTTTCAACCATGGCTTCAGCGTTCATTAGCCAAGCATCAGTATCATATTGAAACTGTGCATCTATAGCTTCGTTTTGTAGTTTAACTGCTTCGTCATTAGCATTGCTTGCTTTGTTGCCAAAAAATATATCTGTGACAATTCCTAAAACTGACATTATGTCCTCCTGTAAAATCTAGGTGAGTATGTTCCTTCCCACATCATAGAGTTTAAAGAAACGGGAAACGGTGAATCATTAAATAATCTTAGTGAAAAGTTATCTGTTTTTTGATGTATGGGTAGTGTAAATATAGTCTGATCTGATACAGGAATATCATTGGCTAGATAATTATCAGCCATGATAACTGGATTAAGATTGTACCACTCATCAAGATATATCAAAATTTTAACATTAGCAGCTGGTGCTGAACTAAATACAATTTTAGGTAAAGCTCCTGATCTGTTAACTGTAAATGCTGTAGTTACTACATTATTAAGTTTAACTTTTATCTGATTATCATCAATATAATTTATATCATCATCAAT